TAATAAAAAAAAATAACCAATCATTATATAATGCAGATACATATATCTAGATTTTTACATACAACTAGAGGAAAAAATATAATGTCAGTTATACTAGGGTTTGGTTTAGCTTCATTATTTAGAACCGTATGCAAAAATAAAAATTGTATCATGTTTAGTTCGCCACCGTTGGAAGATGTATCGAAGAAAATATATAGAGGGGAAAATAATAAATGTTACAAGTTTGTACCTCATGCCACAAAATGTAGTAGTGATAAGAAGATTATATCATTTTATAACGATGAAGAAGAATGAACAATTTGCGTAAATTCACATCAAAAGTATTATAACATTATAATAATTATGAGTGTTGAAAATGAAACCACAAATATTAGTGATTTGAGAATGGACCCAGTTGGTGGCGGCGCATCGCAGAATGTTGTAGTTACTGCAACAGAAACGCGCCCATCTATACCATCACAACCACAAGGTCCTCCGCCGAATAGCGCTCCTAATGGTACCCCAGGGATCAACCTGGATGAATCTACCATCAGTCAAATCGTAAGTGGAATCAACCAAGCAAACGCTAGTGGTATGACACAATTAAACAGTCGGGATATTCCTATGAACCCTTCTCAAATAACAACCGACCCAAATATTACGCCAAATTATGTTCCTATGCCAGAAACGCATCAAGATTATTTAGAGGAAACGCCAGACAATAATTATATTTTTGACAACATGAACAAAAAAATTGTTGGAAACAACAACATAGATGACCTATATAATGACATGCAGACACCTTTGCTTTTGGCAATATTATATTTTTTATTTCAAATGCCATTTTTTAAAACCAGAATATACAAGTTATTCCCTATGTTTTACGCTGAAGATGGTAATATGAAAATAAATGGGATGATTTTTGTCAGTATTCTGTTTGCTATGACATATTACATTTTATATAAGACACAATTTATTTTTAGTAAGTTTTGAAACCTATTTTCGTGGTACGGCATTTGGGCTAGCAGTATGAATAACAGCATGAATAACAGCATGAATAACATCATAAATAATAATATTAACAGGGCGACTTTGTTTCATGACATATTCTGGAATATCTGCATAATAGCTATTGCATATGTATATCAAAACTATATACATAGATAATATATACGCGTAGTAGACCTTTGTGGAGTTTAATAACATCATATAAATGATTTAAATGGTTTATATGATATAATATATTGTTATAATCGATATATTGTTATAATGGAATTAACTAATTTTTTTGATTCATATAACAACTATATTAATGTAATACGAATGATGATATTTGATAAAGTAAAAACTGGTAATACAGTAGTTGACACAATATTAACAACGTCAATACTTTCTCTTATTGGCACTTTGTTTTCTATTTCTAACAAGTTTAATTTTTCTGATATATTATCTGATTTATATGAATTTTTTCAACGTAAAAAAGCAAGTAAAATTGTAATTAGTGGTAAGATGTGTACTTCGTCTTCCAATTATGGCGAATTTTATGTTTCGTCAGTTTATTCCACCAATTTTAACGCATTATTGAATCATATAATGAGTCATATTAATACATCCAATAGTGAAATTCGTGAAATACGAGAACTGTACTCAAATAATAATATAAAAGGAGCCGAGGATACCCATTATATGGTATCACAAACTACAGATTTTATGATAGACAAGGATATATACATCAACATTAATACGACAGATGATAAGATGGAAGGAGATAAGTCCAAGTCCTATATAATAGAAAATATTACGCTGACAATATATTCTCATGTTTTATCAATCGAACAACTGAAGAAACATTTGGACAAAATTACACATGATTATAATGCTAAAATCGAGAAAAACAGAATAAACAAGCAGTTCATATACACAATAAATAGAAGTACATTAACGCTAAAAGATAATGAAGAAATGATAGATATTTGGGACGAGAATGAATTCAAGTCTAACCGTAGATTTGACAATATATTTTTTGAACAAAAGAAAGCAATTTTGAACAAGATTGACTTTTTTTTGGAAAATAAAGAATGGTATGATGATAAAGGTTTGCCTTACAATTTAGGTATAGGTTTGTATGGTGAACCTGGTACAGGTAAAACGTCATTCATCAAGGCGATTGCAAACAAAACAAAACGAGATATAATCATTATACCACTTAAACTGATTAAAAATACCAGTCAATTGAAGAAAATATTCTTTGAGAATACCTATAACAAGTTGAATAGTGCAGGTAGTAAAACGTTTGATAAGAAGATAATAGTATTTGAAGATATTGATTGTATAGGAGAAATTGTCAAGGATAGAGCTTATAAAAATGATAATAGTTCAACAGTTGGTGGTAAAGTTACAACGCAACAAATAACATATGATATGCGTAAATTTCCTCAATCGAACAGTCATATCAATCCTAATAATAATGATATGATGTGTCCCAATATGATACTTTATGACGATCCTTTGACGTTAGATGATTTCTTGAATTTGTGGGATGGTATTCAAGAGACATCTGGAAGAATAATTATTGTTACGTCGAATTTTTATAATCAGCTGGATCCTGCGCTCACTAGACCTGGTAGGATTGATATTAGTCAGGAGCTCAAGAAGGCAAACCATGAAGTAATACAAGAAATTCATCAACATTTTTTTGAAAAGAGGATAGACGAAAATGAAGTTAGAAAGATTAATGAGTATTTGTATTCGCCTGCTGAGCTGATTAATATATATTTGTCTTGTAACAATTCGGAGGAAAAATATGTATCGCGGTTACAGGAGAACAAGAATGTGATGTGATGCGAGGTGATATGTTGTTATATGATGTGATATGAGGTGAGGCGTTGTCTTGACCATAATTATATGAATTCGATTATACGATTTCATATAATATAATATATTTACACCTTTGAATATGAATATTTAAGTTCGCACAAATATGTATTGTTTTGTCTACTATTTAATTCGTATCATACCATCTAAATTATTCTATTACTATAGTATTCAATTAGTATGATTAGTAAATATTCAAAAAAGTTAGTAGAAAACCTACCAGAAAAACTATCCAATCAGCACGAACCAATAGTAATCGACTTAATTTTAGACGGAGGAATGCTTAATGGAAGTTATCTTATAGGAGCCCTCAGTTTTTTAAAAGAAATGGAACACAAAAACTACATAAAAATCCGACGCATATCAGGCGCAAGTATAGGCTCACTTATGGCATTCATCTACTTATTAAATGATATAGATTACATGAATGATATAGGCGATACACTTATAAAAAAAATAAAAGACAATTATAATTTATCTTTTATTGGCGATATAGAATCCATTATACAAAAGAATATACCTGATAATATTTGTGAATTAGTGAACGATAAATTATTCATATCATACTACAACGCACAAAAAGTAAAAAAAATAGTAAAGTCGACCTACAAATCGAAAGAAGAGATTTTCAAAACAATCACTAAATCCTGCTATTTACCCTTTGTCATAAATGGCGGTCTTCTATATGAAGACAAATATATAGATGGATTCACCCCTTTTATCTTCAAGAAGGAGGCCAACGTAAAGATAATGCATATAGAATTACTGAGTAGTGACAAATTTACAGATGCATATAGTATACAAAATGAAAACTCATTTACACATCGTTCTTTATCAGGTATTTTAGATATACACAGTTTTTTTATAAAGGGTACTAAAACCAATATGTGTAGTTACTTGGACGAATGGAATGCAAAGCACAAGCTAATGTTCAAAATTAAATTATCTTTTGAAATGTTGTTTGTCTACACAGTATATGCTATAATATATGCAAAAAAATATATATTTCCATATATTGAAGATAGTTTATTTTCTAGAATAACAGCTGTTATAATAAAGGATATATGGATTGAGATATTGCGTCATTATTGTATATAATGGTACAGGGTACAGGGTACAGGGTACAGGGACCAGAGTTTCCTGTGTGGGGTGTGTGTACGCGTCCTATATATAGTACCCGCATAATCTATAGTTTATTCTTTCGGGTTTTCCTATTTTTACCATATATAAGTTTTAATAATCTGCTTTGTCTACTTTTTTCAGCGTTGGATGATTTTTTTTTCTTAGCACGCTTATTTTTCTTGGTCTTTGGTTTTGTTAGTTTATTCTGTTTTGTCTGTTTGTTTTGTTTTGACAAAGAATTTTTTGATTTTCTTGATGTAGACTTTTTATCAGAACCATTACTAATAGCTGATGGTTTATAATTTAAAAACCATTCTTCGAATTCAGGCGAGTTTCTATCATTCTTCAGTTTCAAATACATATCGTTTTTGTGAGAACGGATTTCCTCGACACTTTCTTGATGACCATAGCAATTAATACTGAAACGCCGCAATAATCCTTTTTGTGCTAATCGATTTTTTTGTTGCACGTCAAACAAGAATTGCGACATACATAATATTCTATCTTTGAATTCTGAAAAGTATGGTCTATTCGTGTATAGAAAAGCTAAATAAAAGTTCAACATAGTATCGATCGTGGCTACTCTAATCTTTTCTCCATTGATGTTTAAAACGTTGTAACTATGGCATGCGATAGGCTGGTAAATAAATGCGATAGTGTCGTTGTTCACACGAACTTCGTAGTGTAAAGGCACAACTTCGCCTACTGGGTCCCTTTTTTTAATTGATACATTTGTGATATCAACATCTGCTAATCTTTCTTTTATAATTTGCGCGGTTACATGTGGTTCTTTGGATAAGACGTCAAAGTCCGCTATTTTATTTAATTTATGCCCTATTTTTTTGGGCATATATTTTGAGTACAAAGAAATTGCATAACCACCAAAGAAAATGGCTCCTTGGTTGATAAATACATCTTTGACGGTATTGTATATGATTTCTTCGTTGTTTTCATTCTCCATATTTCTTTGAAAATCAACCTTTTCACAAGAACTGTTTTTTAATGGATAGTGTTTATTCAAAAGCATGATTCGTTTTAACACCTTTTCCCAGCGACTTGTATCGCCTGCAGGTCGCGATAACTCAAGATACATCGCCATACGCAAAAAGTTAGGCGGTGCATACAATATCCCTGCAACCCTAACTGATTCTTTTTTCAAATTCATATAAATTTCTTTTGAAAGTAATGTAATATCCGCAACAGGTATGAAGTTTACGAAAACTTTGTATGTTCCATAATGTTGACCAGCCTTAGCTTCGACTTCTTCAAACCCATTACGATAATATATGTTCGCCAACTCTTTCGCATCATTCAACGCGTTAGGTGAAAAAAAGTCGTAATCTGGTATTTCTACATCTTTGTTGTAGAATTGGTCCTTAACAGGCAAGATATTGTTTATTGCAGTACCACCGTAACAGATAAGATTCTTACGTTTCAAAAAACCTTCTACAATTGATATGATTTGGGTTATTTCTGGTGAGTTTAATTTTCTACGCGCAAGTTTATCTCCAGCTTTGTCAACTGCCATTCTTAATATAGCCAATTCACAATCCTCAAATGTACCTTGACATTTATTATTAAACTTATTTTTCATACGTGTATATATATAAATATATATATAAATCTATAAATATACAAATCTATAAATCTATAAATCTGTAAATATACAAATCTATAAATCTGTAAATATACAAATCTATAAATCTATAAATTCATTCGAAATCTAATAATAGTTTACGTGCTAAATAAATATCAATATGAGGATAACTAACCAATATATTAGCTAATTCCCTTCTAAAATTAGTAGTTATAATGTCTAGTTCTGGTTGACTCCACCACAATTGATTTCTATATTGAGAATATCTCATGTCTAATACATAAATTACCTCTCTGCATACATCAAATGTCACACGCTTATTTTTTTTTCTTGGTATTATAGTATTAGTATCAGTATCAGTATCAACATCAGTATCCGTATCAACATCAGTATCCGTATCAACATCAGTATCAGTATCATTATCTTGATAGATTGGTAAACTATCGTAACTACGCGTGTATACAAGCATAAATTAGTTTTTTTCGATAATATAAATAATGTCTAATTTTTTATATTATTTTAAATATGATATTTTTGATTGGTTAATGCTTAGTTAGTGGTTGTAGTTAGTAATGTGTCTTAGAAATTAAAACTGTAATAATCAGTTGAAACATTACGTGTACCATATGAATAATCGGGGTTTTGAGGGGTAGGATCCTTGACTATGATTGGTCTGTATCTAAGTTTCTGTGGTTTAAGTGCGAATGCATAAGTCGCCTTATCGAAAAACAACGCATTTTCTTCTAAATATTGGTCTACATATTGATACCTCATCGCTACCATTTGACATCCGTATGCTCTACATAACATAGCACTAGGATTGACAGGATTACTACCAGTATCAGGGAACACAATCGTCATCCTTTTTTTGTTATATTCGGTAAGTTCGTGCACATCTGGGTTTCCATAAATATCACTATATTTGTACGCTCTCATGAAAACTGAATTACTCGCTAGATTTACATATTCCATTAGATCCTCATTCTGCAAGAAGGCAGTATTGGAACGATCAACAATCAATAAACATTTGTTCATTAGTTTTGTAATAGGTACTTTACCCATATTGGTATTGTTATTCTCATAACTGTATTCTTTACCTAACATGAGGTCGTCATATGACGCAAAAATTGATGCTAAATTAGACAACATAGTTTGATTGTTACTCATTATACGTAAATGAATTAAAATAGGGTCATTAAAGTTGGGCGCAGTTCCACTACTGAATGCATAATTAGCAATCGTATCCATTACATCGGAAAAGTTTACATAATTGAATGTTTCTTTTACGTAATAATTATCGCTTGTACTAGTGGCAACGACAGGATTATTATTGATTGAATAGATTTCAAAATCCAGACATCTGACACCTTGTTTCAAGACACTTTTTAAACTACATACATCGACATAATTATTCTTATAACTTCCACCTGAGCATGCGTTATATGCTGTTTTAATGTAATAATCATATAAATTTCCCGAACAATCTGGGTCTGATGGATCTATCGACCTAATATTACCATCCACAGTTCCATATAGTGTATTCATGTATGTACACTCTGCTTTACGTAATGTTCTCAAATAAATTAGATAACTAACGATGCAAATTAATACAACAAGAACTGCTATTATAAGAATATATCCTACGTATTTCTCATTCATATCTTTAATGATCGAGAAAGATAAAGTTCCATTTTGTGTTGATTGATCCATTGTTATATTAATATATGATTTTTATATTATTAATATCAAATCTATTAAATAATTATTATTATTATAATTTAATAGTATATTATGGCAGGTGGATTGCTTAATCTAGTAAGTGCAGGTCAACAAAATGTAATATTAAATGGTAATCCTAGTAAAACTTTTTGGAAAACTACATATGCAAAATATACCAATTTTGGTAAACAAAATTTCAGAATAGACCTCGAAGGAAGTCCTATGCTAAACCTAACCTCTGAAACTCTTTATACATTCAAAATTAAACGATATGCTGATTTGTTAATGGACTGTTATTTGTCTTTTGAATTACCCAACATCTGGAGTCCAATCTTACCACCTAGAAAAATTGTGAATCCAGACGGGAGCGAGGGTTACACCGATTGGGCGCCTTATGAATTCAAATGGATAGAAAATTTAGGTGCTCAGTTAATTAGCAAAGTAGTGGTGAATTGTGGAAATCAGAAGTTGCAAGAATTCACAGGGGATTATCTATTGTCTGCGGTTCATCGCGATTTTAG